TGAAGAAATCCATTGGTAAGAACTATTACTCTCGCGATCTAGCCATGATTAATTCTGAGGTCTACACCTGGTCAAAGGAGAAGAACCGTTTGGTTCGACTCATCTTTCCCAATGTAGGTCTCCTGGGATACCTCGGCGACTTCGTAGATAAATACGGTCGCCAGGTGACCCCTTGGGAGCAGCTTTCCGGAATCATTGTAGACTTCTGGAAGGGCGTTCCCGAGAATCAACAAGGCTTTGCCCTGAGGCTCTTGCGAGAGAGGTACCCTATTTTAACGGGGTTTCCCGGTTCCGTTTTCGGACCCACGAACCTCGGTTGTTTAGGTTTACCTGTTCCGGCGGGTCATAAATATACCCGATACCAGAGGATTTGGATGGAAGCACACCGCACGGGGGTCTACTCATTCCGGGAGGGAATCAAAACGGACTATGCCCGAATTGAGACTCTTTACCAGAAGGAGATTCCCACTCAAGATAAATTCTTGAGATGGGGCGTACCCGACTTCGTGATGGTGCCAGAGAACATTCTGCCCGACCCATACTCTCGATCTGGTGGACTATCCAGGGAACTAATGCAGATAAGACGGTGGTTTGAGGGGTTGATAACCCAAAAACATCACCGGGTCTTCGGTCGAAGACGATTTAATCGTTTTCTCCAAAAGAACCATATTGGACCCCTTTCGGGATCTGCACTTGAATCAGTTCTCCAGAATGGTTGGCACGAGGATCGTTCACAATGGTTCCATATTCGACAGGGAACCAATGTGTCCAAGGAGGTGGTAGTCCGCTTGTCATTTTAATCACACCGGGGCCTAGCCAAGGAGGCTAAGCGAGAGACCAGGAGGTCCCCTGTCGAGGTGCAATGGTCCGGGATATTTCTATCCTGCACTGATTAATTAAAATGACTAAGAAGAATAGGAATCAACAGTCCCGAGGGACTTCGGGGAATAATTCTAGTTCCCGAGTTGTTTCGGTGCCCCGTTCTTTGGGCGCCCGAACCTCTTTTGGGAACAGGAACATGATTACCACCCGTGATGGTTTTAGGGTGAAATTCGCCGACCGTTTCGACGGTCTAAACGTGGATACTTCCGGTTATGTAAAGGGCTTCTTTACTCTGGGTGGTGCGTTTACGTACTACCCATGGCTGAAGAACATTGCCCATAACTATTCCCGGTATCGTCTCCACAGCGTCCGGTTGGGGGTTGCTGGTGGACTGCCCACGGATACCCCTGGCACCGTCACTCTGGCATACTTGCCGGAGTTCACGGATGTCCAGAATTGGTTCGCTGCGGCTGAAACGGCCTCGATCTTCCAGATGACAAAATCCACTACTGCTCCCATCTGGAGCGGCACTGGACTTCATCGTGATAATCCCTTATCAGTGGGCCTTAAGATGTCTGAAATTCATCAGATGTCTTCTTGGCTTTACACTGGTGCTGGGATTCCTGGAGATCAGAATACCCGTTATGCCGGAGCGTTTACCCTTCAGGTATCTCCCGCGGGAGTTACTGGAAGTCGTGGCTCGGTATTTATCGAGTACGACATCGAGTTTGTCCAGCCCACTTCCCCAATCTTCAACCCTGCAATCTCCCATCTAATGGATGGTTCTTCTGATCCTCTCCCCCCTCCTCTTGAGGGGGGGTGGAATAGAATCCCCATTGACTCCAACAATAAGACTCTCTAAAGAGCCACCATCTTCCTCCTGGCATGTGCGTATGTTGGGTCTACGTTGGCTATCTAGCCCCTGATTGTC